CTTGCCGGTGGAGTTGATAGCCAAGACGAAAGTGCAATGCCAATTGGTAAATTGACTGAAGGCTATAGTCTATATGTAGATCCAGCTGATGTAGATGTATCACTTATCATTCAAGGTAAAGCAAGAGGAACAGTTCTTGCAAATCACCTTATCAATGGTATATGTGAAGTTCGTAAAGATTGCGTAGCATTTATTTCGCCTGAATTAAGCGACACTACTGTTGCTGATATGACAGCATTTGCTAACGGTCTTACTGCTTCTACATTTGCAGTCGTGGACAGCGGATATAAATATCAGTATGACAAGTACTCAGACGTATATCGTTGGATTCCGTTGAATGCTGATATTGCTGGTCTTTGTGCAAGAACAGATGACGTAAGAGATCCTTGGTTCTCACCTGCTGGTTACAGTAGAGGAAACATCAAAAACGTTGTTAAGTTGCGATTGAACCCAGCTAAAGCTGAAAGAGATGTGCTTTATAGAGCGAAGATCAATCCAGTTATTACACAGCCAGGTCAAGGCACTGTACTGTTTGGAGATAAGACTTTTGCTCCAACAACTTCAGCGTTTGATAGAATCAACGTGCGTAGATTGTTCATCGTTCTTGAGAAGGCAATCGGTGTAGCCGCTAAGTCTACATTGTTCGAATTCAACGATGACTTTACGAGAGCCCAGTTTAAGAACCTAGTTGAGCCTTTCTTACGAGACGTTCAAGGTAGACGTGGTATCTATGACTTCAGAGTTGTTTGTGACGAAACTAACAATACCTCGAATGTCATTGATAGTAATCAGTTTGTTGGCGATATTTACATCAAGCCTGCACGTTCTATCAACTTCATCCAGCTTAACTTTGTAGCCGTTAGATCGGGTGTAGAGTTTTCTGAAGTAGTAGGTCAGTTTTAATAAATATTAATCAAAGGAGATATGAATAATGGCTTTCAACATTAATGAAATTAAAAGCCAACTGACCTTCGGGGGTGCTAAAGCATCGCTGTTTCAAGTACAGATTACAAATCCTGTAAATGCAATAGCGGATCTTAAAACACCTTTCATGGTACAGGCGGCAGCAATTCCAGAGAGTACTCTGGGTACAATCGAGATTCCGTATTTCGGTCGTAAAGTAAAAATCGCAGGTGACAGAACATTCGCTGAGTGGACTGTTACTATCATGAATGATGAAGACTTCCTAATTCGCAATGCGATGGAAAACTGGATGGCTTCAATCAATGCACACGAAGGTAATACAAGACAGTTAGCAACAGCGGCAAGTTCAGAGTATAAGTCACAAGCACAGATTACTCAGTACTCTAAAACTGGTGTACCACTGAGAACGTATAACTTTAATGGTCTGTTCCCAACAGCAGTTGCTTCAATTGCTATGGATTGGAACACTACGGACGACATTGAAAGATTTGATGTGACATTCCAATATGATTGGTGGAACGTTGACGGTGGAATCACTGGCAACGGCGGCACTAACGCTTAATTGGGCGATAATTAGGGGGGAGAATGGTTCTCCCTCTTTATTAGAGGATTAACTATGGATTTATTTGGATTTGAAATAAAGCGGAAGAAGGATGAGAATGACAACATTCCATCTTTCGTTACTCCGCAAACCGACGACGGCGCTGTAAATATCGCCGCAACTGGTACTGGGATCAGTACTTTTTTGGACATGGACGGTACTGCAAAGTCAGAAGCAGAACTTGTCCAAAAGTATAGAACTATGTTACAGCAACCTGAGGTTTCTCAGGCAGTTGACGATGTAGTGAACGAAGCAATTTCAATCTCAAACGACCAAAAAGTCGTTGAGTGCGTTACAGATGATTTAGATCAACCTGACAACATTAAGAAAAAGATTAGAGAAGAGTTCGACGGTGTACTTAAGTTATTAGATTTTTCTAATACTGGGTACGAAACTTTTCAAAAGTGGTACGTTGACGGAAGAATCAACTATCACGTTATGATTGATATTAAAGCTCCTAAGAAGGGCATTCAAGAATTACGATATATTGATCCTCGCAAGCTTAGAAAAGTACGTGAGTATAAAAACGAAAAGATTGGTGATAAAGACAACCAAGCAGTAGCAAAGAAGATTAAGAACGAATACTATATCTTCAGTGAAAAGGGATTCAATAATATCAGTGGTAGTAAGCCACAAAGTTTTGCAGATGGTAGTACACAGGGTGGAATGGCAGGTCTTAAGATTGCAAAAGACTCTATCGTAAATGCCAACTCTGGACTACTAAACGAAAATAGTACATTGGTTTTGTCGCATCTACATAAAGCGTATAAGCCTTTAAATCAATTGCGTATGATGGAAGATGCAGTTGTTATTTACAGAATTTCAAGAGCGCCTGAAAGACGTATCTTTTACATTGACGTAGGTAACTTGCCTAAGATGAAGGCAGAACAGTATCTACGTGATATGATGACTAAACACAAAAATCGTGTAGTCTATGATATGGCAACAGGCGATGTTAAAGATGATCGTAGGCATATGTCTATGACGGATGATTTTTGGTTACCAAGACGTGAAGGCGGTAGAGGGACAGAGATTACTACTCTACCAGGTGGACAGAATTTAGGCGAATTAGATGACGTACTGTATTTTCAGAAACGTTTGATGAAAGCCTTGAACGTTCCCATTTCAAGAATGGAATCTGATGCAGGATTTTCTTTAGGAAGAGCATCAGAGATTTCAAGAGATGAGATCAAATTTAGTAAGTTTATTAATAGACTAAGAGCAAGATTTGCTACGTTGTTTGATAAGATACTAGAGAAGCAGTTGATTTTAAAAGGAGTTATTGCTCCAGAAGATTGGGCAACAATTCAATCTAATCTCCGTTATGACTTCATGAGTGATAATCACTTTGAAGAATTGAAAACAAGTGAGATTTTGAGAGAGCGACTAGGTTTACTTAGAGACATTGATGAGTATACCGGCAAGTACTATTCGACAGATTGGGTACGTAAGAACGTACTATATATGACAGAAGATGAAATCGAAAAAATGACTCAGGACATCAAAGATGAAGAAGAATCATCAGAAGATGGCGATGATTCTGATTCAGGAATCGATTTTGGAACAGAACATAAGATCGTATAGACCAGTTGTAATAAAATATAAATAAGTATATAAACGAGGAGATAGTAATGAGCGTGAAAGATTTAATTAAACATGCGATGGACAAAGACGCAACACAGTTTCAGTCTCAGTTCCAAGATATTATGGCAGACAAAATGACATCTGCTATCGAAACAAAATATGCTGACATGTTTGGTGCAGGCGAAGCAGTAGAAGTTGAAGAGCCAGTTTCAGAACCAGACGTAGAAGCAGTAACAGACCAAGAGTAAGGGGCAACAATGAAAAGCTTTAAGGAAATGCTTGCTGAGACTACAGACAAACCAAAGTCTCCAGATGAGCAGAATTTTTTAGACAAACATATCGTTGACAAGCGTGATCATCCTGTCGCACCTGATGACCAGTTCTCAGGTGAGATTAAAGGCAAGAAGAAAAAGAAGCGTGAGGCTGATCGTGAGGAAGGTCAAGATAAAGAAGTCTACGAAGAGATTGAAGCTGAAGAAGAGATCATTGTTGAAGGTGTTCTTGAAGATTTAGCTAAGATCGTTAAAACAAAGTCAATTGGACAAGTAAAGTTCAAAGACGGTAAGAAACAGAAAGTCGATCTTACTACCGCATCTATGATCCTATCAATGCATAAGCAGTTGAGTGGTTCAAATAAAAAGAAAGTTGACGGTATGCTGAATGACAGTAAAAAGTTTATGCAGATCGTTCAATTCGCAATGACTGCAGGGAAGAAATAATATGTCTCTATTAATCAAAGAAATCGTTGAAGACGTACAATACATCTCGGAAGACATTCTTAACGAAGAAGGCGAGAAAACAGGCAAAAACTATTTCATTGAAGGTGTCATCATGCAAGGCGACATCAAAAATAGAAATGGGCGTATGTATCCAGCATCTACTCTCATTAAAGAGATGACCAGATATAATAAGAATTACGT